TGCGATTTGCAAGGTTGTGCCATGCAGGTGCGCCACGAAGTGCGAATGCAACTTCGCCATTTTCCATTTCTAGATTATGAGCCATTTTTTACCTTTCGTTTGTTTGATTAGTTGTAAGTATAACAGATGCCACTGACATTGTCTATGATTAGTTACAATATGTCCGAATTGATCCATGTGATTAATCTCACAAAATTCCAGGGTTATCCACAAGTGGTCGTAAGCCTGTGGATAACCCCTTACCTTTACGGGCCAGCTGCACATATGCAGCCAGGTTTAGATCTTTACAGACCTAACTCATCCCTAGTTAATTGGTTTTTGCGATTGAAGTTAATAACTTCGGACGGGAGGTAAAGAGCAGTAGTCTTAGTCTTCTTCAATGTATCATACACATAAGCACGTACATCACCAAAAAAGTTACGGCGATTAGAGAATGCTAATTCAGTTAAGTATTCCTTATCAACGCCTTGCTCTGAATAAATTGTTACATCATTTGCTTTGTTTGCATCATAGATTTCTACTCTGAAACGATTTTTCATTTTGTTGCCTTTGTTAGTAGTTGTCCCAAAAGGGAGAGCAGTTTGGCGACATACTCAGGTCGTTGGATTATTTACAGATAACGAGCAATAGCATTGTAAGTGCTTGTGCTTACTGTTTCCTCATCTGTCATCTTTAGAATACGAATTGCGTTTTCCAATTCCTCTTTCATCTCATTGTATGAGTGGCGGTGGAGAACTTCGTAGTCCTTCTCAGGCTCTTTAGGAAAGTCTGACTCATTAACTGTTAAATCGAAATCAACATTAAGTGTCTTATTCCATGAGCGATAGTTTGTGCGGAAGTTTTCTGCCTTAGCAAAATTAGCCATAGCGAACTTTCCTACTTCTTTGCGCCACTTTTCCATAGCCTTTTCGTGCTTTGCTTCGTTGGCTTCTTGTGATGCGTAATCGGCATTTAACTTTGTCAAGCGAGTTTCTAGTGCCTTGATTACCTTTGGTGTTGCGATTTTTACGCTAATTGCTTTCTGTCGTGCCATCTGTTTCCTTCTTTCGTTGTGGGTTGGGTTGATGAAGTAATTATAGCAGGGGGGTCTGACATTTCTGCGACCCCCCTCCCATTAGATTAAACGCCTAGTAGTGTTTGAGCAGATACGGAAGTCCAACGAGTTTCCTTGTTGGGCATTTCCAATAGCACACGCACCGAGCCAGATGTTTGTGGGTGGATTTCTTTAATCACACCTGTTTTCTTTGACTTGAGGGTAGTGAATAAATCGCCTACCTGATACAACTTGTCGTTGATTGTCATTTATTGCCTCTTTTCTTTGTTAGGTTGGTAATTATAGCATTGGGGTCTGACATTAGTCTAGCCCTATCTCATTATTTGAGAAAGTTATTGTGTGACCTTAGTCACTTTCAGGTAGCCAAGCGTCTAAGTGGTGCTGTTCGATAATAGCCCACGCTGGCGCATGAGAGTCACCCTTATAAGATACGCCTTCAGGCATTTCGATCAACTTATTATAATCCTCATCATAGTAAGCGTCAATAGCCTCGATGCAAGGTTGCACCATAGAAAGTGGAACGGGTGGATAGTGGTTACCCTGTAAGTGATAACCTAGTGCTACCTCTAAATCCAATTCAGTTAAATCTAATGCTGTATTGTATCCCATTATTCTGCCACCTTAAGAATTGCGTATGAGCCATTAGCATTTATCTCATCAAGAATTGGTTGTAGTCGGCTACCGACTAAATCTTTTAGCATTGACTCTAGCATAAGGATACGAGTATCCTCATCAAGCATTTGCACTTGCTGAGTAACTGGGTGGCCGTCCTTAAACTCTGTTACGAACTTTAGGTTGTGTTCTATTCTCATTTATTGCCTTTCGTTGTTGGTATAAGAGTATTATAGCCTATGCCACTGACATTTCCTAATCCATTTACGGCGTGTCGCAGCTTTTGTGAGATTAATCACAAAATCCAGGGGGTTGTGGATAACCCCCGTAACCCTGTGGATAACCCCGCAGCTTTACGGGCGGGCAGCGTCATTGATCAAATTTATTTTTATGTTTTACTTTTCTAAAATATTTTTTCTTATTGCGAACAGGTTGCGCCGCATTACTGCGGCGCAATTCCTGAATTCGTTTTACTTTATCTCGAAGTGAATTTTGGGACATGATACCCACTCGCTTCGTGAAATCTATTTACATCAAATCGCTCATTATCTTTTGCGAACATCTCCGCAAAATCATTTACCATTTTAGAAAATAGTGCTGGGTGTGCCTTATCGCTTGCGAACTTTAAAATTTCTGCGACTGCGACATAATCTTTTCGTGTCATCATTTAACTGATACCATTCCTGTTCTATAGAAAACTTTTGTGTAGCATTTGCCTGTTGGCGTGTAAATATTTACAGTTGAGTATTCGTTAGCAAATCCCCAATCGGTGAATAAGAAAAAGTTTTCCCAAGCACCTAATTCGCTTTCGTATTCTGCTGACCAATGAGGAGCGTGTCCGTCATAAGCACAAGTTAATTTATACATTAGTCATTTTCTCCGTTCCAAAATAGTGAGCCATCATCTACGCAATCGCAAGGTTCGCAATCGAAATCATTATCATCACCAAAAAAGATTACTCCGTGCCCGTGGCAATCTTGGCAATCTATTGCTAATACTGAGTTAATCATTAGTGCTGTTCCTCGCAATCTTTGTCATAGTCAAATTCGCAGAAATAGCAACCCATAAACTCTAAGTGCTTTTCGCAGTAATACTTAAACTGACTTTCATCACAACAAAAATGTTGCTCGTCTGCGATTTCATAGAAATCGGTTTTGTCGATTATGTTTAACATAGTTTTCCTTTCGTTTGTTTATTTAGTTATTGTATCAGTTAGCACTGACAAATTTTGTGAGGGTTCTTACTTACGACATTGGGCGAGGACTCCCTCTAAACTGCCCCTGTTTCGATTTTATTTAATCGGAAGTTTTTACGGCTAAATAGCGATAAGTATCTTTTAGATTTAGCGGTGCTGAGTAATGAGGTCTAACCTGAACCTTATAAGTTTCGCAATCCGCATACCATACGGAATTATCTTTTTCCGCTGAAATGATTTCACCCTTTAATGATTTTGAGTGATAGGTTTTTCCTACAAGTAGGCTTTCGATAGTATAGACATTTGCTGACATTTGAGTCCGCCTTTCGTTTGTTGATAGTAGCAATTATAGCCTATGGCACTGACATTTTCACATTACTAGCCAGTAAATCCAAATAGTGAGACGCTCAAGTCGTGTGATAAAAATCACAAAATTTCGGGCGTGTCGGAAAATTCCAGGGGTTGTGGATAACCCCCGTAACCCTGTGGATAACCCCGCTCTTTTGCGGGCGCATCAACTTTTGTCAAGTCGACACGCCGTTGCTTATTCAAAATCCTTAAAAATTTCTTCAAGCTTTAGAATTTGCTCATCTGTTAAATGATCAATTTCAATTGCTTTTTCAAATCCAAAAAAATCTGTCATTCGCTCATCAACCTTTCTAAATCGTCTGCATTGTCTCTCATGTAATTATCTTGAAAATCTAAAAGTGCCTCATTGTATGCAATAGGGTCGCAATCTTTTAGAATTTGGGAGGGATAAAAAACAGCGTTACCCATTTCATAGACGGGATAACAATCATCAAGCATTTCATCAAATAATTGTTTAATCGCAAAAGTAATTTCGAAATCTAGCATTATGCGTTTTCCTTATCTTTTAGTATTCCTAGAATAATCTCTAATTGTTTAGTAGAAAGAAGTGCTTGAGCACAACCCCACTTAAAGGCTAAATCCATTTCGCCATAGTGCTTTTTAGCAAGGTCGGTTATTTCTTGCGTTACCTCAAAATTAGTTTTCATTTAGTTAAACTCCAATCTGTCCAAAATGGTAAGCGGTCATAGTCATCATAGATGTAGAATCTATCTATGTTCATTTCGCAAGTTTCGCAAAATGTGTATTGGAAATCTCCGACATTAGAAATGGACTCCATGTGTGGAGTATGTGTATGTGTATTTGTTAGTGTAGTCATTTTGACCACCTTTCTTTTTCGTTATAGTGGAATTGTAGCATGGGGGTCTGACATTTCTCTACTTACTAGCCAGTAATTCCAAGATGTGAGACGCTCAGCCTATGTGATAAATCTCACAAAAATTCTGGGGTTTTCCACAGATGCCCGTAACCCTGTGGATAACTCCCGCAAGTACTTGCGGGCCAGCTCGACATTGTCAAGCCGACACGCCGTTAGGCTAGTGTGACTCTTGCCACATCTCTCTCATCTCTGCTTTAAAGTCATGCCATACGATCCTCGCCATGTATAGGGCGGGGAGGGCAAGGGATAACTGCACTAGTGTAGTAAGTAGTCTATTCATTACGCATTAACCTTATCTCTTAGTGATTGCATAGCGCTATCTATTTGATTATAAGCATTAGCGCATGAGTAGCAATAGGTTTCGGTAATGATACCGCCTAATAGCATGGCATCTATTCCGCTATAAACTAAATCGGTATTGTTGCAATTAATTACTTTACATTCTTTCATTATGCGGTCACCTTTATGTCCATTACATTAGCGGAAAACTTTTTCCCCTTGCCTAGTTCGCTATCATTGAGCGATTGTATTAAGTGGTCGATTGCTTTAATCTCATGCGCTACATTGTCGATTGAGATTAGTTTAGAGCCTTGCCAAATTGAGTAAGTGATAGTCATTATTAGTTCTCCCATGTTAGTTGGTATAGTTTTGCTAGTGCCTCATCATCTGAGTCATCAAATTCATCTAGTGGAGGTTGTTCCTCATCTACCTCATCAAGGTATGCGTATGCGTCTGCGACATCTGATTGGATAGTATCCCACTTAGACACGCTATTAGTTTCGTATGAGTATGCGTATGACATTATTTATTCATCTCCTCTGAGATAGCCTTAGACTTAGTTAGTGCCTCTAGGGCGATTGCTAGGGAGGCAAGGCGTTGAGCCTCTACCATTTGCTTGTATTCATCTAGTGTCATTTATTCTGACCTTTCGTTGTTGTTATGTTGTAAGTGTAGCATGGGGGTCTGACAAATTGGGGAGGTTGGAGGGGTGTGTCGGTGTGACCTTAGTCACACTCTCCGCAAGGGCATTGAGGAAACTCTCGCTCTTGCTTAAGTCGGTTGGCCATACGCTCAACCTTCATGTATGTATCAAATGAGGCACCTCGGAAAGATACAGGCTTTCCTTCAGCGATAAGGTGAGCAGCCTTAGCAATTTTTTGCTCTAGTGTTAGTGAAGTCATTATTTAACTTCCTTTCTTTTTGTTATACCTTAAGCATAGCATGGGGGTCTGACAAATGTCTAACCAAAAATGCGTATAATTCGGACATTGTGGTGTAAGTCACAAAAAAAACGTGTGAGATACATCACAAATGACCATTCATTATGGGCGCACTATCCGAAATGTCCGTTTTGCCCAGATTGTGTATCATACATGTAAAAAATATATTAACATTTTCTTAAATCCTAAAAAGCAGTTGACTAGAATAGAGGGCGGTGTATAATAAGAGCATGGAACCATATGCGTCTATATTTAAAAAACAGCTTGCTCAAATATTAGAAAAAGAACCCAATGCGGTACTAATTGAGAAGAACATAGTTGTACTAAAAAACTGGTTATCAGATGATCTTTGCGATAGGCTTGTAAACCATGTAGAATCTTTCGGAGAAGATATTTGGTGGGAAAAAAACAAGCGAGAATGGTGGCATGGCAAGTTTTTCTTTGTAGAAGATCCAGAGTTGGACGCAGAGCTAAAACATATGCGTTTAAGGCTACAGGAGCTCTTTAGACAGGAGTTGTGGGTAGAAAGCATGAACTCTGTTCACAGAATGACAGAAGGACAGTCTATGTTTGAACATGCAGATAATTTGGCGGAATCCCTTGGATTAGACAATAAGGTCGTATTTGGATTAACTCACTATATAAACAATTTTGAGGGTGGAGAAATATATTATCCTTACTTGCATTTTGAGTATAAGCCAGAAAAAGGAGATTTACTTTTACATCCAGGCTGGGAAGATTATCTTCATGGAACTAGACCAGTTATTGGAAATACTCCAAGATATATAGTAGCTGGATTTGCATCACTTCTTGAAGCGGAAGAATTAAGAAAAAAGGATCAGTTATATGAAGGTTTAGATTTAATTAAAATGTCTAGTGCAGTAACTGGAATATTTGGAGAAGATAATTTTCCTGAAGGATTTTACACAACTCCACATGAGTATCTAGAAAAGAATATTGATACAATAGATTAATGTTATATATATTTGGAGATTGCCATGTTGAAAACATGCATGATTTAAATATAGAAACTGATAACATTAAGTTAATTGGAATAAGCGGTCTCTGGTCAAGTTCTTTAAATTTAAATGAATTAGAAAAGATACCATTTGTGGGTACAGAAAGATATATTATTCCAGTTGACCAGAATATAATATTATTTCTTGGGCATGCAGATATAAGAAACACAAAATCAGTATATGAAGATATAGAAGTAAAAGTCGACAAATATGTAGAGGTAGCAACAAGATGTTTAAGGCCTTATTTTCAAAATGTTTATTTTGCAGAGCCTTGGCCTATATGGTCTGATTCTCATCCAGATAAGATATTGGCCGAAGAGTATTTTAAAAAAGCTTTAGGCATATCAGTAAAGAAATATAATAGCAGAATAGTTATAACTCAAAAAGAAATGTATGAGCACATAGGCAAAGATGGTGTCTTAAATGCTGAGAATGTTTTAGAAAAAAATGGTAAAGGACTAACTTGGCCAGATAAGTATCTTGAAAAAGTTTTAAATTTAATTATAGAAAAATCATTGACTTTGTAAAATAACAAATGCTACACTTAGTTTGCTTTGTGGGGGCTTACCCTGAAACTCAATATGTACCAGATAACATCTGAGAATATCGTTTTAGGAGTGCTTCTCTATCTTTCCAAAAAGAAAAAATTTGGGGGGTAGGGGGGCTTTCCTAAAATCTAATATCCCCAGATAAACAACTAAAAAACATAAAGAAAATACATAAGAAAAGGCGGGATAGAAAGATGAAGACTCTTATTGCAGTAGCCATAATAACTGTCATTACTTTTATCCTTGGTATACTCATACAGATAATAGGCTAATATAAGGGCCTATAGCTTAATCTGGTTAAAGCACTTGTCTTATATACAAACGACTTTGGGTTCAAATCCCAATAGGCCTACAAAGGAGTAGAATATGAATAATGTTAGAGTGCCAGCTGAATGGCCAAAAAAGAAGAAGATCAAGTTCATTGCTTTGTGCTTTGTAGCTATATCTATCTTTCTATTGTTTAATATATAGACCTGGAGTATAATACTAATATGATAGCTTATGATGTTCCTATTTCGACCCTCCTTTTTATTATGTGGGCAGGTATTATAGTAGAGCATAAAATAGGGTCTGAGGAACAACATCTAGCTCATATGGAGTATTTGAGAAGTTTATACGAAGATGAAAATGATGGTCTCTAATTTTCGGCTCACTTTTCGCCGCACTTTTTAGCAATCAATAAGGAGATATTCTATGTCTATAGAAGTTGAAATATACAACGATAAAGTTTTTTATTTTAAGAATGCAATACCTAACTCTAACGAGATTATTAAATATATAGATTCTGTTTCAAATAATCTTATTACTGATTGGCTTCCATGGGGAAATCAGTATGCTTTTTCATTAGAGCAAAAAAGAGACTGGGAACTAGCAGGCATTACACCAGAAGATTTTGGTTTAGCTAAATGTATATATGACCCAAATATATATGACCAAAATAAGAAAAATATTGAAAGTCACTGGGTGTTTGAATCTATTAACAACGCTGTTGTAGAATGCTCAAGCCAATACGCAAAAATTTTAGGTATAGATACTATCTTAAATCCCAGAATACCATCGCCTGGATATGTTGTTGGTAAATACAACTCCATGCAATCTAGAGGAGTGCACACAGACTGCCCCTATGATGACCTGGAGCACTCCTTTGTCATATATTACAATGATGATTATTTGGATGGATATTTAAATTTTCCAAATTATAATTTACAAATCAAGCCAGGGCCTGGAAGCATAGTTATGTTTAAATCCTGTGACCTAGATAATGAACACGAAGCAGTTCCTAATATAGGTGTTAAATACATAACTCCACATTTTTGGAGAATGGGTCCATCTCAAGGATTTGTACCTTATGGATCACAAAATGTTGAGATTCCAGAAGATGTCACTAATGATTTTTACAATTTAGAAACGGTTGAAGAAAATAAAAAACGAATATTTGGCGAATAATGAATGTTAAGATTAGTCCCGATGCTTATTTTTTAACGTACCCTAGATCTGGTAAAAATTGGCTATCTTGGTATTTAGACTTAAATACTGATCTGGATATAGATTTTGGACACTATGTAAAAGTAGATAAAGATACCCCAGAGGAATTCTTTAAGTCTAGGATGTATGAAATTCAGGTTGCCGCCGAAAAAGATTACTCTAAGGTTTTTTCTATAGCCAGAGACCCAGTAGAGTCTTTGGCGTCAATGAATGTAATGGAAGACTTTTCTCAGATAGAGTTTAGAAGCAATCAATTTTTAGATCATTATTCTGAGATGCTAAAAAACAATGTAACTTTTTTTGATTTTAAGGATGTTATTAATAGTACAGAAAAGGTTGCTAAATTCTTATGTGATAAATTAGGCGGATCGTTTTCACTAGCTAATGATGATTTTCAAAGCTATTCTACTTGGCATGTTGAAACCCAAGACAAAAGAAAGACGGTTACATCAAAAAAAGATTCTAGGTATCAGGACCACCTAGATTATATTAAGAGTCTCCCCCTGGAAAAGCACTACAATTTATATGCTCAGGCTTTAGAAAAAAGCGTAACTTTATGAACATAGAAATATTTGATAATTATCTCGATAAAGAAGAATTCAATAAAATAAGAAATATTTTTATAGACAACGAGAAATTCCCTTGGTACTATACTCCTGGAATTGCATACCCTAATGAAGTAAAGCAAGTAGATAAATTTCAGTTCTTTAATTTAATGTACAGGAACGATGTTGGAGTAAAGTCCGACTACTATGATAATCTGATGCCGTTATTAAGTAAAATTAATCCAAAAGAAATACTAAGAGTAAAAGCAAATCTTGGAACGAGGACTACCACTCACATTGAGGGTGGCATGCACACTGACAGCAAGATGGAACACACTACGGCAATTTTTTATTTAAACACAAATAATGGCTTTACGGTATTTAAAAATGGGGATAAGGTAAATAGCTTAGAAAACAGACTAGTGGTTTTTAATTCTACCATTCTGCATAGCGGATTCTCTCAGACAGACACCAATATACGTGTTGTGCTAAACTTAAACTATATAGAAAATAAATACGACGAGGAAGGTGTTTTTAATGGATAGAGTGTATCTAGACGACAATATTTTTTATATAGAAAACTTTATATCTAAAGAGGATCTAGTTACCTTAAGCAATGCTATAAAGTCAGATTCTCATATAGAAGACTACGGACACCCATCACACACTTCTTTAATTATAGAAGAAAGTAATTGTACCAATATTTGGGATGGATATTTATCAAAGCTTGATGATTTTTTTAACAATGATACAGAAACTTTAATCAGGCCCTATACAGATTTTGTGTCACTGATTAAATATAGAAATTTCGATTTTTCTTCAAATGATGTTCCAGAAGAGTTTGCAAGCTCTAACTATATAATGGCTCCACACTCAGATGATATTTCTTACGATTTGTCGGAAAAAGATTTAAACGAAAGAAAATCTTTTGTATCAAAGGGTATCGTTATATTTATTAACGATGACTTTGAAGGCGGAGAAGTTGTATATGTAAATAAAGATATATCCATTAAGCCCAAAGCTGGAACACTAGTTTGTCACCCTGGAACAAAAGAATACTCTCATGCTGTAAATAAATTTTATAATGGAGACAGAATAATTGCCTCTATGTTTGTACATAAAGATATAGTTTAAATGTATTATGAATAAAGTGTATTTAAGTGATGACATCTTCTATATTGAAAACTTTATTGAGAATAAAGATTTAGAAGATCTATCTAGTTTTATAAAAGATAGCAGCGGATTTATGCCTTCTCCCAACAGCATTCATTTAACAAAATCATTTTTGCAAAATAACAATGCTACGTCTTTTTATAAAAAATACAAAGAAAAAATATATCTATTGCTTTCAAGTAAAGAGTATACAGTTTTTCCTGATCAAGCATTAAAGTATTCTAAGTCTAGTCATGGAGGTTGGGCTTTTTATCCGCATGCTGATGCTTATGATATTACTAACACTGATGGAAATATTCCTATTTGGGCTTATGTTTTATATTTAAACGAAGACTATGAAGGAGGGGAGATTGTTTATACTGTAAAAAATATTACCATTAAACCTAAAGCTGGAACTATATTAGTTCATTCCTCTTTGGAAGATTGTACACACGGAGTCAAAGAAATTTTATCTGGAGAAAGATTTGTAATAGCTGGATTTGTTTTTAATAGTAAAAATCCCGACTAGAGGCGGATCCAGTCGGGATTTACTGCACTTACGTGCATACGTAAGGAGTATTATCTCGACTTACGTAATTTTATTTTTATTTTTTTCATATTAAAAAATCTAATAAAAAGATTTTCTATCTTGCACTCAAAACATTTACAAAGTGACAAAACTTGTTGATCCATTCTAAAGTATGGAGTTTTCATTACTTTGCCAAAATGTTTAGGTGACATAAACTAATTATATCACTTATTTTATTTATTGTTGAGCTAGTATATCATTTTCATCTAGCTTATTGTAGATTTCTGACATGTAATAAATCATTGCTGGATTTGCTTCTTTGGTTTTTTCTTCTATTTCTTCTTCAGACATTCCAGACATTAGTGCCATTTTTGTATTTATACTTTCATAAACTGCAACCATAAGCTCTACTACAGATTCTTTATCCTTATTCATTCTTTTCATCTTCCGCTCTAAATGCTGGGGAAGGTCCCAGCAAAAAACCATCTTCATGATATTTTACCATTTTTTCAATCTCATTGCTAGCCCCTGTATTTTTAGCTATTAGGCATAATACGTCATATATTCTATGAAGCATTATATAGTTGACCATAGGCAAGTTATCTTCTAAATTATTACTCGGCTTGTCCATTTTTTACTTTCATGTCTTCAAGCAATTCATCAATAGTTGTTAAACCTCTAGACTTAGCTTCTTCAGCATATTCTTTAACTACAATAAGAGCTTTTTCTGCAAGAAGCAAGCCAGGCATATGCATGCATGGAATATTTCTAGCAACCTTAGCTCTTAAAGCCTCATCAAATTCGTTATTTAGCGGCATTACTTACACTCTCCAGCATTTTTGAATAAACAGCACTTCCAATATAATTTTTATATTGGCAAGAAATACAGTATACAAATATTTTTTCTTCTTCGTCTTGATTGGAAAAGAGAAGACCTTGATCTAATGGACAAACCATCTCTGACACAAGGCCTTCCCTTGACAGAGCTAAATACTTAGACACTACTTGTATCTTAATATTAACTCCTTACTCCTTTTTAGATGGAAACTTGTCTAACCACTCTTTTGTTCGAGGAGTTAAACCTTTCCATGACGACCAATCTTGACCGCCATTGGTCATATAATACGTTATCTCTGCGTTGATTGCTGGATCGAATAACGAGTAGTTACTATCCAGTTTGAACTTTTCTTTACGATCATCACCTAGGTTTCCCAACATGTTGATCTGAAAAATTCCATAGGAACTGTCTCCAGTTTTCCTGTTGCCGTTATAAGCCATTGGGCGTCCATTAGACTCCTTTTTAGCTACAGCCCACGCCATTTTAAGGGCGCTACCCTCAAAGCCTACAGCCTTGAGAAGTTCAACCAATTCTTTATCTGTTAAAGACTCAGATGGTTTCCACACAGTATTGCTGAATTGCTCCAGCTTTTCCTTGTTAAGTTGTGCTTCGGTTTTTACTTCTGGTTTTACAACCAGTGCAGATGCTGATTGAATTATTTCTGGTTGACCAGTAAATAAAAACAGTACAGCTACTGCTATTGCAACATAGTGATGTAAAACATCGCTAAGTTTTTGTTTTATATTCTCCATAGGCATTTCCTCCAATAGAGATAACGAACTATAAGAATACCATTAAACTTTACAATATGTCAACTCAAAATAAAGCTTGTATTTATTCTAGTTAACCATTAATACCCTTGTTTAAAATTATTTATTACCCTTCCTTTCTATAAAAAAGTTTGGTAGAATAAGACTCTTACTAAAAATTATGTGCCGTTGGGCGGAAAAGAGACAAAATGACAAAAATTCAAAACTTTAAACAATCTTCAGATTACTTTGATGAGAAGCCAATGGTATTACTTGAGCCAAATGCAAATAGTGCTTTAATAGAAAACCCATATGAAAATTTTATAGCTATCTCTAGATATGCTAGATGGATCCCCGATTTAAATAGAAGAGAAACATGGAAAGAAACTGTAGATAGATACTTTGACTTTATGCTTAATAACTTAAAGGAAAATTTTAACTATACTCCAGATGATATATTGCTTTCGAATCTTAAAGATGCTGTATACAAGAGAAATGTAATGCCTTCTATGAGAGCTGTTATGACTTCTGGTCCCGCCCTAGAAAGAGATAACGTTGCTGGATACAATTGTTCGTATTTGCCAGTTGATCACCCAAGAGCATTTGACGAAACCATGTATATATTGATGTGTGGCTCTGGAGTTGGTTTCTCAGTAGAATATAAGTACATTAATAAGCTTCCTTCAATCCCTCAAACTTTGGAAAAAGTTTCTGATGTTATTGTTGTAGAAGATTCTAAAACTGGGTGGGCAACAGCTTACAAAATGCTTTTAAAAAATCTTTGGGATGGCAAGATCCCATCTTTTGATGTTACAAAAGTTAGACCAGCAGGAGCAAGGCTTAAAACTATGGGCGGTAGATCATCTGGTCCTCAGCCACTAGTTAACCTATTCGATTTTACAATTGCAAAATTTAAAACTTCGGCTGGAAGACAGCTCAAGCCGATTGAAGCTCATGACATAATGTGCAAGATCGGTGAGGTTGTTGTTGTTGGAGGAGTTCGCAGATCAGCTATGATTTCTCTATCAAACATTAATGATATAGAGATGGCACAAGCAAAATCTGGAAATTGGTGGGAAAATAATCCTCAACGTGCTCTTTCAAATAACTCAGTGGCATATTCTAGAAAACCAGATATGGAGCAGTTTATATCTGAGTGGAAGTCATTGTATGATTCAAAGTCTGGAGAAAGAGGAATCTACAATGTTGCTGCAGCACAAAAGCAAGCTGCATTAAGCGGAAGAGATCCAGAAATCCACTATGGCACCAACCCATGCTCAGAAATCATATTGAGACCTAATCAGTTCTGCAACTTGTCAGAAGTTGTTATTCGTGAAGATGATAATGAAGAGTCTGTTTCCAGAAAAGTTGAGCTTGCTTCAGTTCTTGGAACATGGCAATCAACATTGACAAACTTTAAGTACATCAGAGAAGTTTGGAAAAAGAATACAGAAGAAGAAAGACTGCTTGGCGTATCGCTAACTGGACAGTTTGGAAATTCTTATTTTTCTGGTAAATATCAGGCACATAAGTCAGAAGGCTACACATGCAGATATGGCTGCCCAGGAAATTGTGAAAATAGAGATCATATTAAAGAAGATGATCACCTACGTCTTGAGCATGCTCTACAAAGGCTTAAGGTTAGAGCTAAGGAAGCAAATGTTAAAGAAGCATCAAATATAGGAATTAATCCTTCAGCTTCAGTTACATGCGTAAAGCCTTCTGGAACAGTTTCTCAGCTTACTGGAGTTTCTTCTGGGATGCATCCTTGGCATTCTGAGTATTACATTAGAACTGTTCGTGGATCTAAGGGCGATCCTATTTCAATTTTTCTTAAAGAGATTGGCATTCCAGTAGAAGACGATGTTATGAAGCCAACAGAAACTTATGTTTTTTCTTTCCCAGTAAAAGCACCAAATGGTGCAACTCTTAGAAAAGATCTCACAGCTATAGAGCACCTCGAGCTTTGGATGATATATCAAAAAGCTTGGTGCGATCATAAACCATCAATTACAGTATCTGTAAAAGATGAAGAGTGGATGGAGGTTGGTGCTTGGGTTTACAAAAACTTTGATGATCTTTCTGGAATCTCTTTCCTTCCATATTCTGATCATTCTTACAAGCAAGCTCCATATCAAGAAGTTGGTAAAGAAGAGTATGACGAGCTAGTGTCAAAAATGCCTAAAAACATTAGATGGGAAGATTTATCCTTTTATGAAACAGAAGATGGTACTTCTATAAATGCTACACTTGCCTGTAGCTCTGATGGTAATTGTGAATTGGTAGATATTAGCGCATAGTGGTACAATTATATAATTGGGCTTAGGCTCAAAATTCCTGGGCACACCGCCTAGAAATAAGGAGGATCAAAATGGCAAAAGCTAAAGAAGATCTTAATGGAGATGGAAAGGTTACAATGCAAGAGAAGATTCTAGCAGCACTAGCAAGTTATGGACGTCATTTTCTAGGAGCGGCAATCGCTCTATATATGACAGGCAACACCAGCCCAAGAGACCTACTACTTGGCGGATTCGCTGCCACAGCACCCGTAATTTTGAAAGCACTGAACCCTAATGAACCATCATTTGGGTTTACCAACAAGTAAACAAAAAATAGTCGATTAGAAATACTCCTGTGCTAAAATTAGTACAGGAGTATTCCTATTTAGGAGACTATGGCAAATGGCAGGACAAAAGAATTTCGAAGTAGATCAAAATGCAACATTTAGTTTTATAGTAGAATATAAAGACGAAAATGACGATGCGATTGATCTTACTGGTGCATCTGCAAAGATGCAGGTGCGTGATACAAAAGGCGGCAGCAAGTTAGCCGTTACACTAACATCACCATCTGGCGGAATTACAATTGATGGACCTAATGGTAAATTAACTGTAATAATGACACCAACACAAACAAGCAAAATCTTTTATCCTAAATCATCTTATGATGTCATGGTTGTAGATTCTAATGGGAATAAGATAAAGCTCCTTGAAGGGTTTATGACCCTAAATAGATCGGTAACTATTTAATGACTGAATCCGTAGTTGTTCGAGAGCAAATAAATAAAGTAGTAATTTCTTCTCCAGGTCCACAAGGACCAAGAGGAAGAACCATTCTAAATGGAAATGGAGACCCAGCAGCAAATTTGGGTCTTACTGGAGATTTTTACTTTGATATGCTTTCAGCTGCATTTCACGGACCAAAGCTTTCTGATTTAAATTGGTCAGGAGCAAGCAAAATATTTTTAACAAATAATACACTAGCGTATCCTTGGGAATTAACCCAAGTTACTGGTCCTTTATCTGGAGTGTATTCTGTTGTTATTAATCATGGACTAGGATATCAACCAAACGTAACAGTTAAGTCTAGCGCAGGGGATATTTTGGAAACTGGAATAGATTACAATAGTACTAACCAAATTACACTGACAATGGCTCAACCATTTTCAGGGACAGCATACCTGTCATAAGGAGATAGCAAATGGCAAGAAAATTTTTAGTTAGCGTTGATCTCAACAAGAATGAGTTGCTCAATGCTAGAATCCAAAACTTAGGCTCAGCGCCTTCAAATCCAGTATCTGGTCAAATATACTACAATACTGGCACAAATATTCTTTACTTCTACAATGGAACAGAGTGGACACCCGCATCTGGTTCTACAGAAGTAATTCAAGACATTATTGGTTCGTCCGTATTAGCAGGAACAGCTTTAACCGCAACATACGACGATACCGCAGGCACAACAACATTAAAACTTAATGATACAGCAGTAACTGCTGGATCTTATGGGTCAGCAACAGCAATTCCGACATTTACAGTTGACGCCCAAGGTCGTTTGACTGCAGCAGGAACAGTAAACGTAGCAACCAATCTTTCAGTTGCTGGAGACACTGGAACAGACACAGTTGACCTTCTTACAGATACACTTACAGTTGCTGGCGGAGAAGGAATTGATGTAGCTGTAACAAATAACACAATTACAGTATCTGCAGAAGATGCAACATACACAAATAAAGGTGTTGCTTCATTTAGCTCAACAGACTTTACAGTCACAGCAGGAGCAGTATCTCTTAATAAAGATCCAGTAATTACACTTTCAGGAGATGTAACTGGTTCTGCAACAATGACCAATTTGGGTGATGTAACAATATCAACAACAATTGAGCCAAACTCAGTTGTTCTTGGAACAGACACAACTGGAAGTTACATTTCAACAATTGCTGGAACATCTGGAGAAATTACAGTTTCAGGATCTGGATCAGAATCAGCAGCAGTAACTATTGGATTGCCAGATGATGTAACAGTTACTGGTAACTTAAGCATTGGTGGAAACCTTGATGTTCAAGGATCTATTAACTCTATAAGCACAACAGAAGTTAACATTGTTGACAATAAAGTTGTTCTTAATACAAATGTTACTGGAGCCCCATCTGCAGATGCTGGTCTTAAGGTAAACCGTGGAACCTCTGCAGATGTAGAAGTTTTATGGAATGAGGCGGCAGACCAATGGACATTAACAAATGACGGTACAAATTATCATGAGATAACAAGAAAGTATAAGACAACTCTCAATACATCGGCAACATCTTATACAGTAACTCACAATTTAGCAACAAAAGATGTTGTAGTTTCTATATATGAAGTTGCAGCACCATATGCAGAAGTACTTACAGATATTGAGCATACATCAGATTCAGTAGTAACTATTAAGTTTGCAGTTGCACCAGCATCTGGAGAATATAGAGTAGTTGTAATAGGATAAATAAAAAATGAAACTTAAGTCTTCGTTAAACCTTTTAACACTGGCAGAAAATCCATCTGCAGCTTTAGAGGGTGACGTATACTTTAATATTTTAACAAAAAATATTAGAATATATAATGGAGAATTTTGGGTAGACATTACTCCTAAAAGTGATGATCCTACTCCATTTTATATGCACACTCACGCATATGATGGTTCAGTACATACAGTTAATACACAAAATCCTATTAATTTTAAAAATACTAATACAGCACAAAGCGTTTTAGAGACTACCCCGCTTGTTTTAGGATTTGACGGTGGTGGACCAGGTGATGAAGTAGATTTTCCTAAGTTTGAAAATCTATCATTACTTTCAGGAGGAGCGCCAGATTCTTTATACTATCCAGAATCTGATAGTATTGTAATTAATGGTGGAGACTCTTCTGATCAATATGCACCAATACTAAATGGAGGGGATTCAAGTGGCAACTAGAATTCAATTAAGAAGAGATGTAGAAGATGATTGGTTTAGAGATAACCCAATATTAAGATCTGGAGAAATTGGAATATCTTTAGATTTAAATACATTTAAAATTGGAGACGGACAAACTCCTTGGAGAGATCTTGATTACGCCTTGGCTGGCACAATTGATGAATATATTCCGCTAAATCAAAAGTCAGTTGCTAATGGAATCGCAGCGCTTGATTCTGCTGGTAAAGTACCAGATTCTCAAATTCCAGCAGGTATTGCAAGAGATTCAGAAGTATCTTTAGCAATTTCTACAGAGGTTGCAAATAGAAATTCAGCTATTACAGATGCTATATCAAACCTTATAGATACAGCACCCGATGCATTAAATACTTTAAATGAAATTGCCGCTGCAATTAATGATGATGCTTCATACGCTGCAACCATAACAACAGCGCTAGGAACAAAAGCTAATTTATCTGATGTTACAGCAGCAACTGCAGCAGCAGCAGCAGATGCTACAACAAAGGCTAACGCAGCTCAAGCAGCAGCAACTGCAGCAGCCGCATCAGATGCTACATCTAAGGCTAGCGCAGCGCAAGCAGCAGCAACTGCAGCAGCCGCATCAGATGCTACATCTAAGGCTAGCGCAGCGCAAGCAGCAGCTATCTCAGCAGCAGAAACAGATGCTACGACTAAGTCTAACGCAGCTCAAGCAGCAGCAATATCTGCAGCATCTGCAGATGCTACAACAAAGGCTAACGCAGCGCAAGCAGCAGCAATAACTGCAGCAGGAACAGACGCTACAACTAAGGTAGAAGCAGAAGCAGCACTAAGGGTATCAGGAGATGCAGCTTCAGTATCTACAGCAGCATCAGATGCTACAACCAAGGCTAACGCAGCTCAAGCAGCAGCTATCTCAGCAGCAGCAGCAGATGCTACAACAAAGGCCAACGCCGCTCAAGTAGCAGCAAGCTCTGCAGCAGATACAAAGATATCAACTGCAGTAGCAGCACTTACAAAGTCTTCAGTAGGCCTTGCAAATGTTGACAACACATCAGATGCATCTAAGCCAGTTTCAACAGCACAAGCTTCAGCAATTGCAACTGCTAAGTCAGAGGCTATCGCAGATGCAACAGCTCAGGTAAATGCAGTAATTGCTTCAGCTCCAGCAGCACTTAATACCCTAGACGAGCTTGCAGCAGCACTTGGAGACGACGCAAGTTTTGCCGCTACAGTAACAGCTAATCTTTCATCTAAAGCCTCAATTGCTTCGCCTACATTTACTGGAACCGTATCTGGAATTACAAAAACTATGGTTGGCCTTGGCAATGTTGATAATACTTCTGATAGCAATAAACCAATATCTTCATTAACTCAAACTGCTTTAAATGCAAAATCTGATAACTTAATATCTACAGCTGTAACAACAAGTACAAACTATTCAATAACATCTTCTGATCTTTATAAAAGAATAGAGTTTAGTTCGGCATCACCAATTACGGTTACTATACCAGCAGATATTACCTTGAATCTTCCAGTTGGCTCTAGCATTGAATTGCTTCAAGCAAATGCTGGAAAGATAACTGTTCAAGGGGAAAGTGTATCTGTTTTAATTTATGGACCAGATAATCAGTTTAAATCAAGAGTTCAGTGGTCATCGATATTTATTGAAAAAAGAGCAGCAAATAGCTGGTTGGTAACTGGCGATACGGAAGCCTAATGAGAAGTGCTAAAAAGAAAAGGGTTGTTAACTCTAAGCTTAAAGCATATCAGCAGTTTTTAGATAGTTTTGGCGGCGTAACATTAAAGGCTGGTTGGAAGTCTTACAAAGGGTCATGGGTGTTGGGCACTGGAGTTGCGATAAGTAGCTCAGATCCATCTACATATGCAATATCTGGAGTTAAGCTTTCGCTTCCAAATCTTACTGCATCTGCTGGAGTTACTGGTGGAACAGGATTAACATATTGGGTATCAGATGCTAATAGCTGGGTTGCTTCTGTTTCTTACAACACTACATCTACAAGCTATCCGTGCAATACTGGTTTAGTAACTAATGGAAATAATCCACCATCTGCAAACTGTTGCGGAGGAGTTTCAACAATACCTGGATCTGCTCCATATCAGTATGCAGCACAATTAAACCCTGCTTATTCTTTTTCATATTCAGCGCAATTAAATCCTGCTTATTCTTTTTCATATTCAGCGCAATTAAATCCTTCTTATTCTTTTTCTTACGGTGCTGCATACCAGAATCCTTCTTCATATAGCTACGCAGCATACAATCAGCCAGCATCAAGTTTTACATATAGTGCAAGTAGTTCTTACACAGCCGAAACAAGGTGTTGTGGAGTTTTTAATATTTCTAAGGATTTTTATCAAAGAACAAATGGAATACCTCTATGTTCTCAATGCAGCGGTCCATGTGAAGAAACATATTCTTTTAGCCAATGCTGTCCTTCAGGTACAACAAAATCAGGTGCAACATGTTATTACCCAGCCTCAGTTACACTGTCTTGCCCTTCTGGAGGAACCTTGTCTGGAAGTACTTGTACGGTAAGTACGCCAGCATCAACCACCTGTCCTTCAGGAGGAACTTTATCTGGAAATAATTGTATAGTTGATGTGGCTGGATACTACTATTGCCCTTCAGGCGGCAGCCTAAGTGGATCTACCTGTAATGTTTCTGTAGCGGCTAGCTACAGCTGCCCTTCAGGCGGCAGCCTAAGTGGATCTACCTGTAATGTTTCTGTAGCGGCTAGCTACAGCTGCCCTTCAGGCGGCAGCCTAAGTGGATCTACTTGTACTGTTTCTGTACCTGCTAGCTATAGCTGCCCTTCTGGTGGATCTTTGTCTGGTACAACATGCTATGTTGGCACTGGACCAACTCAATACAGCTGTTACACTCAAACAACAACACAAACAAATTATAATTATTATTTAAACGTAATAAAATCAATCGGAGGAGTAGTAAGCTCAGTTGGTACAGATGTTGCATTGCCTTCACAACCACTAGCAATAAAAGTTATTATTTCAGGAACAAATGTAAGATCTATTGCATATTCTACAATAGGAATGACTAATTCTATAGGAGAAAGATCAGACACCATTACTTCACCAAATAGAACAGGGGTAGTTGGAATAATAAAATCTCCGTCTCCATATAATCAAGGCTCGACAGTTTCTAACTTTTCTGCTACAATATAAATATAAACAGAAAGAGATAATAATGAAAAATCCATACATGAGGGATGCCAGACCCTGGGATCTGTTCAATAAAGAGCTCGGAAGAGTAGATGAAGATTTAGCCCAAGAACGACTTGAAATATGCAAAGTTTGCCCAGAGCTTATTAAAACAACTTCTCAGTGTAAAAAGTGTGGATGCATTATGAATCTAAAAACAAAATTACCAAACGCCAGCTGCCCCCTAGGCAAATGGTCTGCAGTTAATCCAGATGAAAACAAGGAGATTATATAATGGAAAATCCACCAATTAAAGTTGCTTTTGTTATTGATGGCAAAGTTGTAGATGTTCTACACACAGATGAAAGGCTTGCTTCAATATTTTTAAGCGACCCAATAGTTATAGATGTAACTGAAATTTATGCCAACGGAGGAGTTGGTATTAATATGACAAACTGGGACTGGGATGGAGAAAATTTTTCATACCCCGCATCATCAGCAAACGGCTCACCAACAGAGGCAGAAATATTAGCAGAAGATTTAGCAATAGAAGAAGCAGACAAGCAACTTTAATTATTTAGAAGGGTCGGCGATGAAGAAAAAAATTCTTAAGTTTGCTATGTACGATGAAGTCTTTAGTCCGATAGTTCCAATAAAATCTTTAGTTCCTGATTGGTACAAGGCTATAGATAAATTTAAAGATGGAGCAAAGCAATACAGTCTTAATCCGCCAAATGTAACAGTAAAAGTTTGTGGTCCATATATGGATTCAATGCTTACTGGTTATGCTTTAACTGCACCTATAGATTTTTTAGTTGAAATAGAAGATGGAAAGCCAAAGATTAGACATAGGCTAGATGGACGTTTTTTTGGAGAAAGATCTGCAAACCAAGAAGTTCCAGCTCCTCCAGGATTTTATAGTCAGCAGTTTGCTTGGGAATCAAAAGTTGCAATTAGCATACCAGAAGGTTATAGCTTTTTGTTTACTCATCCTTTAAATAGGGTTGACCTTCCATTCTATACCCTTTCTGGAATAGTAGATGGGCCGTATGACATGCAGCCAGGGAACTTCCCATTCTACATAAGAAAAGGATTCTCTGGGGTAATTGAGGCTGGCACACCAATAGCTCAAATTATACCAATTAAAAGAGAGCCTTGGAAAGCTATTTCAGATTTAGATATCATTAAGGATGCAGAAAGAAACCATAAGCTTTCCAATAAGTCTATGATTGGCTGGTACAAGCAAAATATATGGCAAAGAAAGAGCTACGAATAGCATAAGGTTTCACATCATGCTTTCAGGATAAAAATATTTAAATTATAATTTTTTATAATGTATAATTAAACCATAAGCAACACTGCCTGGAGGCAAAATGGCAACAAGTTACCCAACATCAAAAGACAATTTTACTAATCCTGCCGCAACTGAATCAATGGAAGGCCATGCAACGTTGCACGGCAACGTCAATGATGCAATTGAGGCAATTGAAAACAAGCTTGGCGTAAACGGATCTACAGATGTAAACTCGATAGACTACAAGGTTTCTCAGCTAGAAACAAGCTTAGCTACCCTTGATGCAGAAAACGCCTCAGAACTTTTGGGGCTAGATGGAAACAACGATCTAACTATAGACGGAATAGAAAACAAAACAGCTATAGATTCATTCTCAAAGACGGTATATAAGACAGTTAGATACGCCCTGCAGATTGATAAGTCTGTTGGAAACTTAACACACACTTCAACTATTGTACTGCTTAACGATGGAACCAATGTTTACATTTCAGAATCAGACATAGTGTCAAACACAGATTTATCTTTAGCTACAGTTACTTTTGAAGAAAATAGCGGTATAATAAGTTTGTGCGTAACTCCTGTTTCAGGATCAGTAAAAGTAAGATATTTTAGAACAGCATTAAAAGCATAAAAAAGCAGTAAAAGGGAGTCATATCAATGGCAACAGTAAATAAAAACTTTAGAATTAAAAATGGGCTTATCGTTGAGGGTGGCACAGCTACCGTTAATGGTTTTGGTGTATTAACCAAGGCCCAAGCAGACCAAGACTACATTGTTGGTATTATTGGTGGTACAGCAACTTCAGCCAATACAGCAAATACCGTAGTAAAACGCGATGCCAATGGCAATTTTGCCGCAGGAACAATTACTGCTACATTTGTTGGTAACCTTACTGGTGATGTAACAGGTACAGTTTCAAGTCTTTCAAATCATGACACAGCGGATCTTGCAGAAAATCCAGCAAACAAATATTTTACAGATGCTCGTGCACTCTCAGCAACAGCCGCAGCATACGATGCAGCAGGCTCAGCTGCAGCAGCACAGTCAGCAGCAATTACTGCAGCAGGAACAGATGCAACAACTAAGGTAGCAGCAGAAGCAGCACTTAGAGTATCAGGCGACGCAGCTTCAGTATCAACTGCAGCAGCAGATGCAACATCTAAGGCCAACGCAGCTCAAGCAGCAGCAGAAGCAACCGCAGCATCAGATGCTACAACCAAGGCTAACGCAGCTCAAGCAGCAGCTATCTCAGCGGCAGCAGCAGATGCTACTACAAAAGCCAACGCAGCACAGTCTGCAGCAGCAACAGATGCTACTACAAAAGCCAACGCCGCTCAAGCAGCAGCCGAAGCTACAGCAGCATCAGCGCTTTCATCTGCAATCTCAACAGAAGTTTCAAACCGTAACGCAGCAATTTCAACTGCAGTAGATTCATTAGTGGATGGCGCACCATCACTTCTTAACACATTAAATGAATTAGCAGCAGCAATCAATGATGATGCTAATTACACAACAACTATAACAACAGCCCTTGGAACAAAGGCTAACTCAGCTCAAGTAACAACAGATATCGCAACAGCAGTTTCAACAGCCGCATCAGATGCTACTACAAAAGCTAACGCAGCTCAAGCAGCAGCTATCTCAACAGCCGCATCAGATGCTACTACAAAAGCTAACGCAGCTCAAGCAGCAGCAGAAGCAACAGCAGCAGCAGCGCTTTCAACACACAGCGCAGATACAACAAACATTCACGGAATTGCAGATACTTCACTTCTAGCAACTACAGCAAATGTAGCAACAGCAGTTTCAACAGCCGCATCAGATGCTACTACAAAAGCTAACGCAGCTCAAGCAGCAGCAGAAGCAACAGCAGCAGCAGCTAATGCAGCTCAGCAAAATGGAACTACATCATTTACAGCAATTAATTACAATGATGTTGCTAAGCAGGTTGCAGCAACAACTGGAAATATTGCGGTGGCAGCAGAAACAACAGCTATCTCATGGGTAGCAGCAGACTACAGAAGCGCTAAGTTTGTAGTCAAAGTAAAAAATGGTGTACATACTCAGGTTTCAGACCTAGTAGTAACCCTTGATACTGCAAATAACGTAGCAGTTTCTGAATATGGAATTACATATTCAAACGGAACAGAATTGGCTGCAGTTTCAGCAGATTATTCTGGATCAGATGTAAGAATTAGAGTAACACCAGCAAACGCTAACACAGAAGTTGTGGTTGTTGGAACGCTAATTAAATAATTAAATAAAGGTTTTGGGGGATTCCTTAAAAATCCCCCACAAAAACAATTAGGGGATATGTGAACTTAAATGGCAACAGTAGATAAGAATTTTAAAGTAAAAAATGGACTCAATGTAGCAGGTACTGCCACATTTGGGTCTAATGTCGTTTTAGGCGAAACACCCCTTAGATTTGATACAGCAACAAACAAGCTACAAATACAGCTAAATGGAACATGGGTTCCAATAGCTTTCAATTCAGATATTCCAGATACAAGTACAACAATTAGTTTTATGGATATTGGATTAGCCATTGATTATAATGGTCAGCCAATATATACAGTACAGGCAAATGGAGTTACTCCTGAAGCAACAAGCAAGTTTGTAGATGGCGGATCGCCATCATCTACAGATGCCGATGTTTCTATGGTTTTTGACTCTGGATCTATATCTTAAAGCAATAAATGATACAATAAGCAGTATAAATAAAATATATAAGGGGTAACAAAATGGCAACAGTAAGATTACAGTTAAGAAGAGGTACAGAAGCTCAATGGGATGCAGCAAACCCAACCCTAGCAGCTGGAGAAATTGGTATTGAAACAGATACTAATACATTTAAATTTGGAGATGGAAGCACTCCTTGGAACTCACTAAGTTATGCTCTCTCACAAACAGTAGACGATTATATTCTTCTAAGCACTAAGGGAGTTGCCAATGGAGTTGCTTCATTAGACTCATCAGGATTTATCCCATCAGCTCAACTCCCACCACTTGCTAAAGTAACCGTAAGCGCTGTTGCAAACCAAGCAGCAAGACTAGCATTGACAGCAGAAGCTGGAGATATTGCTATTCAGTCAGATAACGGACAGTCATATGTACTTGCTTCTTCACCAGCATCAACTGATGGAAACTGGCGGGCATTAGTAGGTTCAGAAGCTGTAGTAGATACAGTAGAAGCAGCAATAGTTGCTGGAACAGGATTAGATAAAACTTATGACGATGCATCTGGAACAATTACAATTGATATTGATTCAACAGTTGCAACAAAAACTTATGCTGATACAGCAGCAGCTTCAGCTAGAACAGCAGCAGAATCTTATGCAGATGCAGCAGTAGGCGTTCTAACAAACGCATCACCAGCATTACTAAATACTCTTGATGAACTTGCAGCAGCTCTTGGAGATGATGCAAACTTTGCAGGAACCGTTACAACAGCTCTTAGTCAAAAAGCACCACTGGCATCACCAACATTTACTGGATCTGTAACTCTTCCAGCAACAACTTCAATTGGTGACGTTAGTAACGTAGAAATAGGCTACCTAAACGGAGTAACTTCTGGTGTTCAAGCACAAATTGATGCAAAAGCACCACTTGCTTCACCAACACTTACTGGTACGGTAACTCTTCCAGAATCAACTTCAATTGGTGATGTTAGCAACCTAGAAATAGGTTACCTAAACGGAGTAACTTCTGGTGTTCAAGCACAGATTGATGCTAAGTTAGCATCAGCAACTGCCGCAACAACCTACGCACCACTTGCTTCACCAACACTTACTGGTACGGTAACTCTTCCAGAATCAACTTCAATCGGTAATGTTAGCAACCTAGAAATAGGCTACCTAAACGGAGTAACTTCTTCAGTGCAGGAGCAAATTGATGCTAAGTTGGCATCAGCAACTGCCGCAACAACTTACGCACCACTTTCAGCACCAACATTTACTGGAAATGTAACACTTCCAGGATCAACTTCAATCGGTGATGTTAGCAACCTAGAAATAGGCTACCTAAACGGAGTAACTTCTGGTCTTCAAATACAACTAGATGCCAAGCAGGCAGTTGTTGCTAACGTTTCAGATGTTGAAATTGGCTACCTTGATGGAGTAACATCATCAATTCAAGCTCAATTAAATACTAAGCAGCCAGTTGTTGCCAACGTTTCAGATGTTGAAATTGGTTACCTTGATGGAGTAACATCATCTATTCAGACTCAAATCGATACTAAAGCACCACTTGCTTCCCCAACATTTACAGGAACAGTAACACTTCCTGCAAATACAATTACTCAATCAATGCTTTCAGATGATTCAGTTGGAACTGCAGAAATTATTGCAGCATCGGTAACTAGCTCAGAACTTGCAGTTGATTCAGTAACTGAATCAAAAATTGCAGATGGCGCAGTAACTTCAGCTAAGATTGCAAACGGAACAATTGTAGATGGAGATATTAACGCTTCAGCAGAAATTACCCAGTCTAAGATTTCAGGCCTCACATCCGATCTTGCTGCAAAAGCACCAATTGCCTCACCAACATTTACTGGTACAGTATCAGGAATTACAAAGACTATGGTTGGGCTTGGATCTGTTGACAACACAGCTGATACAGCAAAACCAGTATCTACAGCACAAGCTACAGCAATTGCAACTGCTAAAGCAGAAGCTATTGCAGATGCAACAGCACAAGTGAATGCAGTAATTGCATCTGCACCAGCAGCACTCAACACACTTGATGAACTTGCTGCAGCACTTGGAGATGACGCAAACTTTGCTACATCTGTAACAACAAGCCTTGGCCTGAAAGCCCCACTTGCCTCACCAACATTTACTGGTACAGTAACAGTTGCCGCAGCAGGAGTAGCATTTACAGATGGCACTCAAACAAAAGCTGGTGTCCCATCACTTACAACAATTGGAACTGAAATCTCAGCAGCATATAACCTGTCAACAGGTGGCCTTGCCCTGAGAGATCAACTTATCCCAGTTGCAGGAACACAGGCAATTACAATACCAACAAATGCAACAACAGCTTTTCCGATTGGTACATCAATTGATTTTTACCAAGCATCAGGAACTGGCGCAAACTTTGTAGCAGCAGATGGTACAGTTACAATTCTTCGCACACCAGGATTAAAACTAAGAACAACACATTCATCAGCAACACTTACCAAGGTAGCAGTAAACACTTGGTTGCTAGCTGGAGACTTGACAGCATAATTTAAAAAATAAAGATAGGGGCTAAATAAATGGCAAATAAGAAAATAGGTAGAAAATCCTCAGCACAGGATAACTTCTTAGAACCAAGTGCAGTTACTTCCTTAACTGCAACAAATGTGGGTACTGGGCGGGCATATAATAATGGCGCAGCATCTCTTACATGGTCTTTGCCAGCCGCATCACCCCCAGCAACACTTTATACCATTACATCAACCCCAGCAACAACAACACAAACTACCTCTAGCACTAGTTATACATTTACTGGATTAGCAAGTGCCACGGCTTATACTTTTACAGTTGTTGCTTCAAACGCTGCGGGATCATCTCAGCCAACAACATCAGGATCAATAACTGCTACAACAGTTCCGCAAGCTCCAAACGCATCTGTTTCAACAAGTGCCGCTGGGCCAAGCCCAGTTCCAGCTTCTGGCTTTGACAGAATTACTTTTTCTGCAAACGCTACAGGCGGAAGCGCAATAACTACTTTTCAAATTACTTCTAGCATTCGTGGATCTTTATCTGCTTCTGCAACATCTCCATTTGATACAGCATCTCCAAACTCTGAAACTTATACTGTTTACGCATCGAATGCAAATGGACAGTCTGCTGGCACTACAACTGGAACTGTAGAAACTTTTACGCCACCACACTTCCCGCCGTTCTTCCCACCGTTCTTCCCACCACACTTCCCACCGTTCTTCCCACCGTTCTTCCCACCACACTTCCCACCGTTCTTCCCACCACACTTCCCACCGTTCTTCCCACCGTTCTTCCCACCACACTTCCCACCGTTCTTCCCACCACACTTCCCACCGTTCTTCCCACCGTTCTTCCCACCGTTCTTCCCACCGTTCTTCCCACCACACTTCCCACCGTTCTTCCCACCACACTTCCCACCGTTCTTCCCACCGTTCTTCCCACCGTTCTTCCCACCGTTCTTCCCACCTTACTTCCCACCGTTCTTCCCACCACACTTCCCACCGTTCTTCCCACCGTTCTTCCCACCACACTTTGTTGGCGGTGTATGTGGATACGGATGTAATCACTGGTAATTAATTTAACCTGGGCCCTTTACTGGGCCCAGGTTAAATGCTATAATAAAAACAAGGAGAAATAACTATGAATAAATTTGCATTAACAACCGAAGCCAGCCCTAATTTGTGGCAGGTTTTTCAGATTATAAGATTAATGGATTCAGAAAGCGCTGATGATCTAGTTAATTGCATTAAGTCTGCTCTTTTATCAAATGCAGTTATTTCTGGGGTAAATATATCAGATGCTGATTCTTTATCTGTAAAAAGAAACGCTATTTGGGATGGATCTAGTTTTAGTGGCGGGCTAGATAGAGAAGAAATAGTATCATCTACATCACCTAGGCCAATAAAAAGAGCACTACTTGCAGACTCAAAACTTTTAATGGTTTTAACAAGCTCAGAAGGCTCCATAGAAAATGAACTCTATGATGCAGCGTTTTCTCAAAATATAAAAATTGTTCAAGTTACAGACGATCAAATAGCAGCACCAGGCTACATTTGGGATGGTACAAGTTTTAGCGCTCCTGAATAATGTCCAAGTGGGAAGACTTTAAAAATAAATATGGCGACTCAAGACCTTGGGACGTATTTGATTCATCAAAAGATGTACTAGAAGATGTTCAAAAAAAAAGAATGGACATATGTTTACAATGCCCAGAGCTAATAAAATCAACAAAACAGTGTAAACAGTGCGGTTGTTTTATGCAATTGAAAACAAGGCTTTCTAATGCAGAATGCCCAATAGGTAAATGGAATAGAGAAGAATAATGGATTTAACGTATTCGTCAAAAGAAGAACTTGCCCCAGGAATTTGGGTCTATAGAGATGTAATAAAGTCAGATATGGATTTAATAAATAGACTAGAGCAAGCGATATCTAATTCCAAAGGAATGCATACATGGAAAGAAGCAACCGTTGGCTACAGAGAAAAAATGCCAGACTACAGAGATTGTGTAGATTTTAAATGGAAAAAATTTGAATCTGAAGTATTTAATAAATACAATAAAGAAGTAGATGCTATTTGGCAGGATGTTCATGATGCTCAAAAGGTTGCTTTGGATGATTATTGCTCATTTTATAATATTGAATTAAAATATTGGGAAGCCATGAATTTTATTAAATATGGCCCAGGCCAACACTTTTCTTATCACTCAGATCATGGATGGTCCTACATATCAACAGTATCAATGGTTGCATATATTAACGATGACTATGAAGAGGGTGGCTTAAGATTTGATAAACTTGATTTAACAATTAAGCCAAAAGCTGGAGATTTATATATATTCCCGTCTACGTATTTGTTCTCACATGCCGCCCTTCCAGTAAAATCTGGATTAAAATATTCAATTGTTACAATGACAGATTACAACGATGCAACACACACAGAATCTTTTTATAGACAATTTATGTCTGAAAAGTCCATGAAAGATGGGTACTGATGAACTTTGATGTTTATAAAGTTTATCCAAATCAATCAGCAAATATTCAACCGCTTGGAGTTAAAAGAGATTGGATGGACGAGACATCTGATAAGCATGCCTATCACTGTTTTCCAGTAAGTCTTTCAAATACTCTAGGATGGGGAATTTCTTTTCCCGTAGATATTGAATTTGTTTGGGATGGCATTTCGGATTCAACAGATACTCATGTTAAAGTTTTAAAGGGAAATGATTATGTTTCAACTTCAAGGGCAAATGCAACAATCAGCTTTAATACAAACTTAGTTATAAGGACAGAAGAGAATGTAAGCATGTTGGCAATGCCAACACCAAACTGGCCAATAGATGGAGTTTGGCCTTTTACAACATTAATAAGCACTTCATTTTTTAAAGGAACATTCCCAATTGCATGGAGAATAACAAAGGCTAATGAGATTATTACTATTCCAGCGCATACCCCAGTTGCATCGATTATTCCAATATCTTTATCTAATTTAAATAATTCTATAGCAACAATAAAAGGGTATAGCGATCTTCCAAAAGATTTTTTCCCAAAAGAAGATTATGGAAAAATCGTTAGTGATATTAATAAGTCTGGTAGGTGGACTGATTTTTATAGAAACGCTGTAGATCATAAAAATAATAAAATAGGATCCCATGAAGTAAAGTCTTTACGATTAAAAAATGATGAGACTTCTTTGGATGGCCCAGAGGGATGCGGTATACCACAATGAACAAGATAGTGTTTCATTCAAACAAACATTATAATGATGTGGAAACTGCTCCATGCCCAACTGCAAAAGTTATGCCAAAATGGTGGCAAGATGCTGATATGTATATAAAAGATTTTTATGGAAACCCAGTTTCTAATGCAAATAAAGACGGCGGAAAGATGCTAAACTTTAAAGCTTGTCCAGCTATGCTAGATACATTTACAACAGGATATACTTTAATTACTCCATGTGATATAGAGTTTTATAAAAAAAATAATAGAATAAAGGCAAGAGTTCCATTAAAATTTGATGATTTTGTAGGAGAAAGACCAGAATCTGCTGGATTTCAAGTGCCTTCTGGTTATGAAAAAAATCATTTTCATTGGTATGCTAATTGGGCCCCAGAGCTTCCAGAAGGATATAGTTCACTTTACATACAGCCAATAAATCATTTTGATTTACCATGGCTTACCGTTGGTGGTATAATAGATAGTGACAAGGTTACAACATCTGGTCTGATACCATTTTTTATACAAAATGGATTTACTGGAGTCGTACCTGCTGGAACGCCTTATTTGCAGATAATCCCATTTAAAAGGGAAGACTGGGAATCAGATTTTATTTTTCATAAACCACTGGACATTATGAGAAAAGCAGGAGAAACATCAGAAACTTTTAGAACACCAGAAGGTGGAGTCTACAAGAAAAAGTTTTGGACTAGAAGGAGATATAAGTAAAATGGAAAAAAGATTAAATACTAATAACACTCATGATTATAGGTCTTTGGGTTCTATAACACCGTCTGGTTTTTTTGGCACAGGTCCAGAAAACATTGTAGAGCTAAAAAACTTTTTAACAGATGAAGAAAGAGTAAGACTAACAAACTTTGCAAAAACCAATACAACATGGGACATTACCGATTCTCACGTAAATGAAAATGGGACAGTAATCTATGATGCAAACGCATGGTTTGATAGAGTTTGCACACGTAGATCTATGGAAATTTCCGCAGATCCAGATATCGTATATGTTGTTGATAATCTTATATCAAGACTGCAAGTAGAGGTAGAAAAGTTTTTTAATGTAAAGGTTCAGGCTACAGGACCAGCAATTGTTAGATGGCCTGTAGGATCAAGACAAGATCCTCATGCAGACAAAGAGCTGCATGAAGGCCCAGACGCAGGTACACCTAATGATTTTCCTCATTACGATATAGCTTCTTTATTTTATTTTAATGATGACTATGAAGGTGGAGAGCTATTCTTTCCAGTTCAAGGCATAGAGTTTAAACCAGTTGGAGGATCAGCATATTTTTTCCCAGGTGATAAAGGTTATATTCACGGAGTTAGACCAATTATTTCTGGAGGAAGATATACGTCACCATTCTTCTGGCAAATACTAGAGCATACTGGAGAAAGACAGCCATGAGTTTTGTTTACAAAGAGCTATATCCAAAGATATGGGTTTTTAAAAATCCATGGAAAGACATCGACCTATTAACAAAAACAATAATTGATTCGGAACAAAACCCAGAAGGCTCTGCTTTAAATTGGCATGGCTGGTACACCTTTGGAAAAGAAGCTGATCAGTTTAACCATTCAATTGAACCATCTGAAAGAACAGAATTAGAAAAACGCTTCTGGGATGAAATGATTGAGGTTTTTAATAAAACAACAAGTCAGTATGCAGATACTTTTGGCGTACCAATCGATAGAGACGCAATAGTTTTTGATGAAGACTCTGGAACTGATGAGCTTATGTGGAAAAGAATGGGACCTTCAATATGTAAGTATGAAGTCGATGGAGGAATTGAAGAGTCTGATCTTGCAATGCATGTACATACAGACTACCAAAGAGACTATCATGATTTTAGAGGATATAAGTTTACGTTTACCTGCACCATGTATTTAAATGGAGACTATGAAGGCGGAGGACTTACTTTTTTGGTAGACAATAAAACTGTTTATTACAAACCAGAAAAGGGCGACATTTTGTTATTCCCAGCAGGAGACCCAGATTTTCTTTCCGATGCTGGACAATTTTATATGCATGGAGTTGAAAAAGTTAAGGGCACCCCTAAGTATTTTGTAAGAAACCATTGGGTTAGGTTTTATCCTGGATCAAAAGAATGGCTGGAAAACGAAAAGCTTTATGGTAAAGAAATATGGAAAGAGATGGAAATTGCCAGAACCAAAGAGGAAAGAAAATCTGGAGTTTATCAAACTATAGACTATGAAGAGTTGAAAAAGTTAGAAAGGATTAATTTAAATGACATTTAATTTAGAAAATCAAAATAGGATAAAAGAAGATATTGTCTTTTTTGAAAATTTTCTTAGCCCAGAAGATTGCGAAAAAGTTATTAAATACTGGGAACATTCTGTAGAAAAAGGAACTCTTCCGTGGGCACCAATATCATTTTATGACTCATTTGCATCTAACTTGCCAGACGATGAAGATAAAGAGAAGTTTGGTTTATCCCCTGATTTTTTTATTACACTTCAAGATAAAATACAGGAAGCTACAGAGATATGTAGAGGTGATAAAGTTAAACTAGTTAGCTATCATGCACAAAAATGGGTAGAGGGAGCATACGCTGGTTATCATTCAGACAATACACCAATAGACTCACCAGAGTATAATTCTTTTGAAAGAAGCAAGTGGGCAGCATTCCTTTACTTAAATGATGATTTTGAAGGTGGCGTTTTAAACTTTAGGGATCATGATATTTCTTTGCAGCCAAAAACTGGAATGCTGGCAGCGTTTGCTGGCGGTCATCATAATATACATGAAGTACAAATGATTACTAAAGGAACAAGAATAACTATAGGATCATTTTGGGATAATGAAGAGGCTGTTTATAGCGAAGAAAAGCAGGCTATGTGGGAAACTGACATAGCAGATCAAAGAAAAAGACAAGCAGAAGATGCAGAGCTCTGGGCAGAGCTTAAAGCAAAAGGCGAAAGGCTAAAGCCAGGCCCAGATCAAACTGCTAAAAAAGAAGTAGCATTGGAGATAGAATGATAAAAACGACTGTATTAGAAAACGGAATGATTAGAGAAGAGCTTCACCCGCAAGTTTATTATTATAGAAATGCTATCCCTAATGTAAAAGAATGGCTAGATCTTGTAAATGATTCTGAAAATCATGAAGACCTTTATTCGATTATCACACCATGGAACACATGGGATGTAGATGAAAACAGAGCTTTTGGAAACCCCTATGTTTACGGATATAAAAAATTATGTTTGTTAAATAGTGTTTTTAATATAGACAAAGACGTCACAGAGGAAACAAAAGAGTTCTTTATTAAAATTAGAGATCCACTTTTTAATGCAATCAAAGCAGTTTGTGAAGATTATAAAGAGTCTCAAGGAATTAAAGAAGATGTTATATTGCTAGAGCAATTTGGAGTTCATAGGTACAGGTCTGGTAACTTTATGGGAGTTCATCATGATTCACAAGAAGGTGACACTAGACTTCTTTATTCCATGGTAGTTTGGCCAAATGATGATTACGAAGGTGGCGAACTATCTTTTTCTATAAAAGATGGAGTTTTAACAAGCACCAATCTTGCATTGCAGGGAGACCTACTTGATCCTAAAAACGAAGGCCTATATGATTTTGCAATCAAACCAGAAGCAGGAAGCATAGTCATATTCCCATCGCCTTCTCCATTTAGTCATACAGCACATGTTGTTAAGTCTGGATGGAAATATATGCTACCAATGTTTTGGATTGATCCAAATGGATCAGATGCATTATTTAAGCAAGACCCTGAATGGAAACCAGAGTTTGTTTACCCAGATAAAGAAGATTTATTTAAGTAAAAATATCTGGTACAATTATTACAAAAGTTATAAATAGGAGGAAGTATGAAAAGCGAAGAATTATTTGATAAGGTGTATTACTACACGGATGTTATAAAAGAGCCTAAAAAGCTTGTTGATTTAATCGAATCAACAGAATCTGATAAATACTCAAGCTTTATAACCCCCTGGGAAGAGTGGGGTGCATGTAGTGGACAAATGTACATTTATGGATCACACAAAAGAATAAAGTGTTTGTCTTCTGAAGATATAGAAAAAAACATATCCGAAGATGTTATAGATGATTGCAACTATATTTTTAATGAGATATTTGATGGTATGAAAAATGTCTGTGAAGATTATGCTTCAAAAATCGGTGATGATGCTGAGATAATTTTAATGACAGATACAGCAATTAAGAAATACATGCCTGGAACTTTTATGGGATCCCACTTTGATCAGCAGGAGGGGGATAGAAGACTTAGGTATTCTATGGTAATGTATTTAAATGATGATTACGAAGGCGGAGAAATATCTTTTAATGTAAAAGATGGAGTATTGACTTCTACAGATGATGCCGCTGCAGAAGATTTTGATAGCCCACTTAATCATGATAGAGTTATGTTTCACGTTAAGCCGAAGGCTGGAAGCGTAATAATCTTTCCTTCAACAGATCCATATAGTCATACAGCACACCTTATAAAAGGCGGATCTAAATATATGGTTCCTTCGTTTTGGCTTAACACTGGTAAATTCGTAGATGGCGTTTTTATTCCAAACTAGAAAGAGTTAATTATGGCAATGTACGTTTTTCAAGAAATTGCACCAAAGACATTTTATTTTACATATTGTCTTCAAGAGATTGGGAACTATATAAGCTTTCTGGAAGAAAGCGAAAAGAATCCAAGTAATTTAATTAGTCAGTGGCAAGACACAGAGTATGGATATGAGAAGAAGGTATCTTCTGATTTTTCTAACGAGTCTGGTCCAGTAGACACTCGTAGCCTTTTTATTATCAATAACTTGAAGGCGACATTCCATCACTGTTTTAGTCAGTATAAGATATTTAACAATATAGAAGAAGAAGTTAATCTAAGCACTGACTATTTTGTGAGAAAACATAATGAAGGACAGGTAAAAAATAATTGTGGAGCAAAGGGAAAGTATACTGCTAGGCTATACATTAACGATTCTTTTTCTGGTGGAGAAATTTCAATACCTGGAAAGCCTAAGTTTAAGCCAGAGGCAGGCAGCATAATTATCTCTCCATCAGATGTACAGGTGACAGCAGAACCAGCAAATGGTAATTCAAGATACATTGCAATAGGTCATTGGGTTTAATTCCCACCCTCTGATATAATTAAAAGATGTCATACTACCTAGATGTAATAAAAGATTCTCCGATTGGCTTGTGGAAATTAGATGAGCTTTCTGGGTCTATTGCTTATGACATTTCTGGTTGCGACAATCATGCATCTTACGTAGGTCAGATAGTTAAATTTGGAATGCCAATTGTATCGGGTGGAAACCATTCAAATAAAATTGATAGTTCTAATTATATACAGTTTACTATATCAAAAGACTTTTCTGGGACAAATGGAACTGGAGGATTTGCAACATCGGATACTTACGATAATGATTTCTCTCTTGAAGCATGGATTCATCCCAAAACATTAACATCTCTTACGCCAATTTTAGCAGATTCTTCTGGGATTGGATTATATTGGGATAACGGAAATGTTGTATTTAAATTAGAATCCGAAAGAATTGATTATTCTGTGCCTAATCCAAATAGAGTTATTCATGTCGTTGGAGTTTACTCTATAAGATCAATGAGTCTTTATGTAGATGGGCTACTTGTAGCAACGCAAAGCGTATCTAATAAATTTACAAATACCAGCGTTACTCTTTTATCTGGACCGACTACTGCTGGTCAATATTTCTTAATCGACAGTCCAGCTGTGTACAGGTACGCCTTGTCTAACAAATCTATATCTTCACACTATAATAATTTGTTTTTAGACAAAGATGAGCAAATTGTTGTCCCAGATCTTGGCCAGTTACTTGTTGTTTCAGAAAAATATTACAATCCAGAAACAGAATATCTTTATCCAGAAAGAGAAAGTTGGAGATCCCTATCCTTTGATAGTACCAACCTTTCTTACAATGAAAAAAATAATAGTTTATGCTTAAGCTCTGGATCTTCTGGAGAAATGATAAAAAGTTTAGGTTTAAATATTATAAAGCCTTATGTGTCTTCAAAGATTGATTGGGTTGCCTCTACTGGAGTTTCTATTTATGTTTCAGATGTTTCTGAGGCTGGGCCATGGAGCATATGTACAAATGGATCCTCTATACCAGGATTTACACAAGGGTCTAGCTTTTCTACAAAAAAAATTCTATATTTTAAAATTCAATTTGCTTCTTCAGATTTAAATATTTATATGCCAGAGTTATACTCCTTAAAAATTTCTTTTTACAATGAGAAAAAGGTGTTTGCACATAATGGGGGCAACACCATATCGGTGCCGCAGCCAACATCTGGATCCACTTGGGATGTAGATTTGTCAAGCAATAGCTATCCAGTAAGAACTAAAAATTATTATAATGGAGTTAGGCCTAAATCCTCAGCGTTTTGCGTAAGCTTATCAGAAGAAGCAAAAAGCTTAGAGATGATATTTACTCCCAAGTCCCTGTCTAGCGGATTTCTTTTATTTAATAAAACTGGTCTAGTTGAAACCTCTCTATCCTGGTCGGCTAACGGCGCCATAACAAAATCAAATATTAGTAGCATATATATAAATGGGCAAGATATATCCTCAGCAACTAACATATCTTCTTATCTATATTTAGATGAGCCAAACCATATATTTGTTAAAGCAACCTCTTTAATTTCTGGAGATTTGTGGTTAAACGGCAAACAAATATTAGGGGTAAGATCTGGAGTTCTAGATGACAACCTGTATCAAAATATTGCCACATATCCATCAGATACCATCAGCCCATCTGAGCATTACAATCTTTATATTGGAAAATCAGCAGCAATTGGCCAGGGTTCGTCTATATCAATGACAGAAGAGTCCGTTTCAACCTACTCTAGAGACAGGGTTGTGTTCCAGATTATATAATTTTGTCAGGTTGAGTGACAAAAAGCTGGACTTATGGATATAAGAATGGTAAAATAATTAACTATGGACATAAAAAGAATTAACGCTCAAATGAAATCTGGCGAGACTAGATTAGGAGTCTATGTCTGGGAGATGCCTGACGGCAGATGGATTGGCGACGAAGACAACAACTTCTTGTCTATACAATCAATGCTGGGCAATAAAGAAAGAATTGATTTGTTAGCAAAAGCGGTTGCTCATTATGGAATTGAAGAAGGCCAGCCTAAATTTATTGAAGGAAGCCGACAAATTGATGAAGAAGAGTTTGAATACCAGAAGCAAAGATTAAGATGGGGTCTTACCCCAGATCCGTTGGACATAGGAGTTCACAAGGAAGAGATGGCTAAACTTAGGGGTCCTCAAAAATGATTGAATCTAAAGACGAAATTTTTAGCGAAAATATTGACATTTCAAATGCAGCAGACTGGGTAAGATTTAATAACCCTACGACTCAAAAGTCTGACGACCTATTTGACATAGATGCAGAAGAAGTATTAAAGCTTTCAGGCCTTGGAGCATCATTTAGAAGAAAAGTATCAAGAGACTTGCAAAAAGCTTTTACTGGAAAAGATGGTTCTGTAAGTCAGCAACTTCAACATCAACAGGCAGTTAGCGGGTACGCAACATTTGACTTAATTCAACCAGAATACAACTTAGACTATCTTTCAACAATTTATGAAATTTCACCTTACAACTACGCAGCAATAAATGCAAAGGTTGCTAATATTGTAGGTTTAGGATTTGACTTTATTGAATCAAAAAAAACTACAGACACCCTTGAAGATATCGAAGATGAAAAGCAATTAGAAAGAGCACGTAAAAAGCTAAATAGAATTAAGCAAGACCTGCATCGTTGGCTAGAAGATTGCAACGAAGATGAGACATTTAAAGAAACACTTATAAAGTTCTACACTGACATAGAGGCTACTGGTAATGGCTATCTGGAGGTCGGTAGAACAACGACTGGCAAGATAGGGTACATCGGTCATATACCTTCAAAGACAATGCGTGTGAGGCGCCTCAGAGACGGTTTTATACAGCTTCTATATGGTAAGGCAGTATTCTTTAGAAACTTCGGAGACACAGAAACCGTAAACCCAATTGCTGGCCAAGAGGATAGACCTAATGAAATTATTCATTTAAAGAAGTACACTCCAAAAAATAATTATTATGGAATCCCAGATATTATTGCTGCACAAAATGCTATGGCAGGAAATGAATTTGCTGGTAAGTATAATCTGGACTACTTTGAAAATAAAGCGGTACCAAGATATATTATTACAGTAAAGGGAGCAAAGCTTTCCCCAGAGTCAGAGCGTAAATTGCTTGAATTTTTTCAGGTTGGGCTTAAAGGAAAAAATCATAGATCCCTGTATATTCCACTCCCACCAGACTCACCAGATTCAAAAACTGAATTTAAAATGGAGCCAATTGAAGCAGGGGCACAAGAAGGCTCTTTTGAAAAGTACAGAAATTCAAATCGAGATGAAATATTGATGGCTCATAGAGTCCCAATTAATAAAATTGGAACTCCAGCAGGTATTAATTTAGCTGCCGCAAGAGATGCAGATAAAACATTTAAAGAGCAAGTTTGCAGGCCAGCGCAAGAAAACCTTGAGAAAAAGATTAATAAAATAATCCAGGAAATGACTGATGCCTTAGAGCTTAAATTTAATGAATTAAGTTTAACGGATGCTGATACCCAGTCAAAGATTGATGAAAGATATCTTAGATTCCAGGTAATAACTCCAAATGAAATTAGAGTTAGAATGGGTATGGTTCCAAGAGAAGGCGGAGACGTTCCAGTAGATCTCGCAGCCCAAGCCGCAGAAATTAAAGCCCAAGCAACCCAAAGCAGAACCCGTGATCAAGAAAGATCTGCCAATTCACCAGATAAATCTGGGGAGGGCAGAAATGCAAAGGGCGACGGCAGACAAGTCAACTAGTCCTACTCAACTGGTTATTTGCCTTTTGATACAACAATCTCTATAATATATAACATATGATTATCGAAAAGTCACATTGGTCTTCAAATGGAAATGCTATTAATTTAGCTGTTCCGTTTACAAAGGTCAATAGAGAAAAAAGAACAGTCTCAGGTTTTGCAACATTAGACAACCTGGATCAGACTGGTGACGTCGTTACACAAGAAGCAAGCATGAAAGCGTTTGAAGGTTTCAGAGGAAACCTAAGAGAAATGCATCAGCCACTTGCAGTTGGCAAGGTAGCATCATTTAGACCAGAAACTTTTTATGACCCTGCAACAAAAGAATTTTACAACGGTGTTTACGTTGATGCATACATTTCTAAGGGTGCTCAGGATACTTGGGAAAAGGTTCTAGACGGAACACTAACAGGATTTTCTATCGGCGGAAAGATTATTGAATCAGATAACGAAGTAAACAAATCAACAGGAGCATCAGTAAGATTTATTAAAGACTATGCACTAGTTGAACTATCAATCGTTGATTCACCAGCAAATGAACTATGTAACATTTTATCTATTGAAAAAGTAAACGGACAAATGATTTTTAAAGGCATCGCAGCAGATGTTAAAATGGAAAATATTTTTTATTGTGCAGAAAGCGATTCTGTATTTATGTCAACAGAATCAGAATACATATCTCCAGTTACTGGTAAAAAAACAGAACTCATTGGATGGGTAGAATCAAACGACGTAAACAAAGGAAAAGAAATAGAGAAGATTCTTGATTCACGTAGATCAAGATTGCAAACATTGCCTGACAACACAAATATAAATATGGCAATTGCAGAAGGAGGAAATGAAGTGGAAAAGCTTAATGTAACAGAAGCAACTCCAGTAGTAGAAGAAGCAGTAGCTCCAGAAGCACCTGCAGAAATTATTGAAGAAGTTGCCCCAGTAGAACAAGAGTCTGCTGAAGTTGTAGCTGAAGAAACTTCTGCCGAAGTTCTGGAAAAATCAGCAGAACTAACAGCTCAGGAATCACCTGACTTTGTTAAAATGCTAGGCGACCTTAAGGGTTTCTTCTCAGAGACTTTGGAAAAGGCCTCTGAGGCAAACGCTGCTCAGGTTTCAACAATCAAGGAGACAGTCGAAGCTTTTAGCAAGAATGTCGATTTGAGAATTTCAGAATTAGCAGAAAAGCACACAGAACTCTCAACAGCAGTTGATTCAATTAAGTCCATCATGGACACAGTTGAAAAAAGAGTAGACGCAGTAGAATCAGACACTGCAATTAAGAAGTCCTCTGACCTTGGCGGGTCAACAGGAGTAACAATCAAAAAATCAAAATGGAACGGCACTTTCCTCGGTTCCGTTAGCGAATTAACAAAATAAGGGTATGGTGAAAAACTAATGAGTAATGAACTATTAGCAAAAGCAGCTGAAGCAGGCACAACACTAACAGGTGGAATGACTGGCGCAGCAAACCCTACCGACGGAATTCACGTAGGTTCCGAGGGTAAGGGAGGCTTGCTCAATCCTGAGCAATCCGCAAGATTCCTAGATTACATGTTCGATGCAACAGTAATCGGTAAAGTAGCACGTACAGTTCGAATGAGAGCTGACACTACAGAGATTGATCGTATCGGCGTCGGAGAGAAGCTTATGAAGCTTGCATCCGAAGCAGAGAACACTGGCACAAATTCAGCCGTACAGTTCTCAAAGATTTCTCTCACAACAAAGAAGCTTCGCCTAGATTGGGAACTTTCAACTGAGTCTCTAGAAGACAACATTGAGGGTGCTGATCTAGAAGATCACATTGCAAGACTTATGGCAACACAGGCTGGTAACGACCTAGAAGACGTAGTTCTTAACGGTAACACAGCTCTATCTTCAGATAACCTATACAAGGCATTTGATGGTATTGTCAAGATTGCAAAGACAAATGGTCGTGTAGTAGCTGGAGCGGGTGCACCAGTATCCCGTGAAATCTTCAACAAGGCACTAAAGGCTATGCCACGTAAGTACAAGCAGCGTCGTCCAGACCTACGCTTCCTTGCAGGCTCAAACCTAATTCAAGACTACTTGTACTCAACATCACAGAACATCCAGAACGTTAACCCACAAGATATTGCTTCAAGCATTATCCGTGGAGACCAGGGTGGTCTAGGTGGTCCAGCAGGATATGTGGCACCATTCGCATTTGGTATTCCAATTGTTGAAGTTCCACTACTTAAGGAAACACAGACAGGTTCATATGCAACACCAACAGGAGAGCACGGAGACGTCCACTTGACATTCCCAAATAACGTTGTTATTGGTATCAAGCGTGATGTAACTGTTTACCGCTTCTTCTGGCCAAAGAAGGACTCAATCGAATATACAATGTATACTCGTGTTGGTACCCAAATTGAGCAGGCAGATGCATGGGTAGTCGTAAAAGACGTTAAGGTTGCTTCTTAATTAAATAAGAAATAACTACCGAAAGGCCCCCAATTAATTTTGGGGGCTTTTCATTTTAATTTTATAGTGCTATAATTTGTATACATACCAAAGGAGTATATATATGTCATTTGACACACTTAAGGTCAAGGAACTAAAGACATTAGCAGCGGACTTCGCAGTTGATGTTGATGGCCTAAAAAATAAAGCAGATGTTATTGCAGCCCTAACAGAAGAAGGAGTAACTTGGTCAGTATACCAAGGCACACTTAAAAACATAGAGAACGCAAAAGAAGATGCAGATGAAATTCTTCCTAGGCTAGATCCAAATCAAAAGCTTGATGAAGATATGGTTCTTGTAAAGATGGATCGACCAAACTACAGATATGATGCACTTGGATTTACATTTACGATTGAGCACCCATTTGTAGCAATGAAGCCAGATTTGGCTCAAGAAATTTTTGATAAGGAGGAAGGGTTTAGATTGGCTACACCTAGAGAAGTACAGGAGTACTACAACTAAGCCTAATACATGGCAGAGATATACATAAACACAAGCACGGCAGCAACAACAAAACTTTACGTAAAAGGTGAAGCTATAACGCCAACATCATCAGTAGTTGTAAAATTTTATGACATAACTGGCGATCCGCTTGTTTCTCCACAGATTAATCCTTCATCAATTATTGCAACTGTAACAGCAGAAGCAAGCGAAGTTGATCAAGGATCGTTTGGTGTTTATCTACCAGTCCAGCATGCAACAAGAAATAGAAAGTTTAAGTTAGTATGGGATTGGCAGTTCAACTCAGTTGCATACTCAACTACAACCTACCTAGATGTTGTCACTCCATACGTTGATATTCAAGAGGCAGCTCAAGAGATGGGTCTTGGTTCAGATGCAAATGATCCAAGTCATAGAACATACCAGGAATTAAAGCTAGCTGAAAGGTATGCTAGAAATATAATTGATGGACATACTGGTCAGAAGTTTTATTTACATGATGACAGATTCTTTACAGTAGGAAGTGATTCAGACACACTTGCAATGCCTAAAAAAATAAATCGGCTACATACGCTACATGCCAATGATGAATTGCTTATAGACAATATCAATAACATTAACAATGTTGGAATATCTGTTGAAAATACAGTAAGTGGTTTTGGAATAAGAGCAAGCCATACATCATCATTAGACAATGATGTGTATATTGCAAATGGAATGGTCCCGCCATCTATTAATGATTTATCTCCAAATATTTTTAGAAGATCAAAGTCGTACAAGGTTTATGCAAGATTTGGTTGGGACTACGTTCCAAATGAAGTCAGAGACGCAGCAGTTGAGCTGATGAAGATGTACTTTGCAAAGGATCGTGTCTGGAGAGAAAGATATGTTAAAAAGATATCTACAACAGACTGGGACTTTGAATATTCCTCAGAAGCATTTGGTGGCACAGGATCATCTTATGCAGATAAACTTTTAGCCGATTACGTTATTACTCAAATGGTGATTGTGTAATGTTTGATTTAGTTGATGGTTTAATGACCATGAAAATGGATGTCTACCGTCAATCAGAACGGCAAGATTCAAACACTGGTGCAATGATTAGAGAATTCTCTTATATAAAAACAATAGATTGTTATGCTAGAGGAGTTATTACAGAAAGCCGAAATAGGTCTAACGATAACCAAAAGTTTTCAAACAAATATTCTAATAATCAATATATAGAAGTAAGAACATCTGATAGGCTAACTGCCAGAGATAAGATTAAAAACATTGTTGATGCCAATGGCAAAGCCATTTGGTATGAATTGAATTACCCAAGTGATACAGATACTGTATTTGATGTGATAGGAACAACTCCAATAGCAGATCCATTTGGAAATGTAGTTGGATACAACTCATCACTACAAAGAGCGGAGAATCAGCAAATTGGCATCTGAAATTTTAGCAATTAGAGCGGCAAGCGGGCTAGTTAATTTAATGTCTAACAAGCCAGTTAGTGGTGCAATAAGAGACAGTACTGTTGCACAAATATCTGCAGCCCTATTTTATAAAACAAATGTGATGGCAAAATTGGCATCTAATCCACAATTTCAATCCGCATTTAGAAATGTAATATTTGATCAGCTTGAAGTTGATTTTGGAGAGTATGTAGATGCAAAAGCAAGAACATCTCCAAAGTCTTTTCACCATGTTTATGAATGGGGTAGGATTGGCCAAGACGAGGCAAGACTATTTAAATTAAAAAAGTTGCCAGTAGATGGACTTTCTTTAAAAGTTAACTATGAGCTAACTGATTCTAAATCGTTTGTGCCAGCTGAAAATTCTAACAACAGACACGTATTTGTAAAAAAAGCTTCTGTGATGGAAGAGGGAAAAACTGTAGTGATTGCACCTAGATTTTCAGAAAGACTAGTATTTGACATAGATGGCTACACAGTTTTTATGCCAAAGGGCGAATCCGTTACGGTTAGAAAACCAGGTGGAGCTGCAGTAAAAAACTCTTTCTTTTCTGCCTACAGATATTTCTTTACTGGTCAGCTAGTTAATATGTCTATAAAAAAATCGGGATTCCAAAGACTTTTTAATTCATCATTATCTAGAGCATTAGGAGTTCCAGCACAAGTTAAGACAGTTAAATATAGCTTCTCTGCAAATCAATTAGCAAACGAAGCGGATGCCGCTACATCAGCAGCATTTGCGAGGTTAGCAAATGGCTAATTATAAATTAGATGCGATGTTTGAAATAAGAAAGTTCTTGTGGAGCAGACTTACAGCACTTGATATATTTAATCAGGAAGACTATTACTCAGACAACTTAAATGAGACTCTTGTTCCAATTGTTCCAGTACAGCAACAGCCAGAAATGAATCAATTCTTGAGCGGAAAGAAGCACATAGTCTACGATAAGATAGGAATGTCTTATGAGAACAACTGGATGATATGCTGCGAACAAATCCTATTAACCCTATATTCACCAGATCTCCTTGATATTGTTGAAATAAGAAACTTCCTAACTGATGAGTTTAGAAGAATGGATGAGTCTGCCAAGGATGTCAATAAATGGGCGGGGCTATCAGATAAATTTAAATTCCATAGTATACATATAGCAGAAATATCATCTACATCACCCTCAGAAGAGATACAGGGATTCTATGCCTCAGATGTAATATTAGAGGTAAAATACTCAAGAATAACAAATGGGCAGGGAAGGTTTGCCTAGTTTGCCTTTTATAAGCTAGTAGAGTAAAATTAGAACAGAGGAAAGGGCCTAGCCAGCCAAATATATATATATTAATTTCATGAAATGAAGGAGAAATAACAATGGCACAAAAAGTCGGTAATGAGAAGAATATTCTCGTAGGAGCTTCACCGCTATTCCTGTCTGTAGACGATTCTACAACTCCAGGATACGACAATAGCATGGAAGCAGGTTTAGCAAATTCAGGAACAGCAGCAACAGGAACTGGAGCAGCAAAGGTTGCACCATCCACACTAGTACCAGTTTTTGCATCAGGAGTATCTTATACAGATACTTTAAATGCGGCAACACCAAATAAAGAAGGTGGCGTAACAGCAGCAGCATATCGTAACGTAGGTTACACAAACAATGGTCTTCAGATCAGCTATCAGCCAACATATGACTCAGTAACTGTTGACCAGTTGCTAGATACAGCTAAGCTATTTAAGTCTGCTATGCAGGTTCAAATTTCTACAGAAATGGCAGAAGGTACTCTAGAGAACATTCTTGCAGTATTTGGTCAGAAGTCAAGCACATTGACAGAAAAAAAGGGTGGAACACCAGAAGCAGTTCTAACAGGACTAGCAGCAGAAGATCACCTTGGATTAGAAGCAGGTGCACTTGGTTCAGCTCCAACAGAGCGTCAACTAATTGCAGTCGGACAAGCCCCAACATCAGAGGCAACTGCAGCTGAGCGTGTATATTATGCACGTCGTGTTTTGTCTGTTGAGCAGTCACAGTTCTCTTTGGCTCGTACAGCAGCAACAACATTTCCAGTAACATTCCGTCTTCTACCATCAGGTGAGCTAGATCACATAGGTTCAGAATACGGTAAGATTATTGACCGAGTTCTAAAAGTTTAATTATATTAATAATTAATACTAAAGCCCTCAAGAAATTGGGGGCTTTAGTGTTGTATCCGTATAATGGTTATGCTATAATAATTTAGACGATCCTTAAGGAGGATAAATTGGCAACAACAGTATATGATGTAGAAGAGATTGAACTACAAAGCGGAGCTAAAGTAAAGCTCAAGCCATTATCAATCAAGCAACTGCGTAAGTTTATGGAAGTAATCAAGAAGGTTCAAGATGCGGAAGATGAAGCTGCTACTCTTGGAATTTTAGTTGAAGCATGCGGAGTTGCACTAGAAGTTCAGCTGCCAGATCTTGTTCAAGATATCGATAAACTTGAAGAAGCATTAGATGTTCCAACAATTAATCGCATCCTTGAAGTTTGCGGAGGAATTAAGATGGACGACCCAAACCTAATAGCGGCAGCGGTACTGGCTGGTCAGAACTAGATTTAGCCGCTTTAGAAGGCCAAGTTTTTCTTTTAGGTCACTGGAAGAATTACGAAGAGCTAGAAGAAAATTTATCGATGCCAGAATTGGTTCAAACCATAACAGCGATAAATGAGAAAGAGCATAACCAAAGAAGATTCGCAGCATCTCTAAAAGGAATACAATTAGATGATGATGTAGAAGAAAAAGAAAAAGGTTCTACCTTTGAGGATATCCAAAGAAGAGCTCTTGGAATTAAAGCATCAGCAGATGATGTTGTTGGTTTACAAGGTCCCTTCGCAGCACAAGCTGGATTTGGAATTGGCGCAGGGTTAGGATACTCTAGGAGTAATTAGTGGCTGACGAACAAATTGTAACCAGTATAGTCGCCAAAGCCGACTTGTCTAGCCTTGTGTCTGAAGTACACAGGGCTAGCGCTAGTCTGCAACAATTACAAAGAGAGCTTCTTTCTTCAAACAGAGCAATAGCTGCTTCAACAAAGTTAGCAAATAACTTATTTAGAGATACACTGACTGGTAGTGGACAGTACTCCAGCCACTTTGTAAACCTTAATTCTGATGTAGATAAGTTTGGTAAAAACTTAGACGCTGGTAGATTAAAACTTAAAAACTATTTTTCAACATTTAGAGAGCATGCTACAACACAAAAGGGCATGATCAGGGAGCTTGCCAAAGAGCAGGTAATGCTTCAGAATGCAGTACTTCAACCATTGGGTAGAAATGCTCAAGGTTTAATGCAGTACAATGTTATGATTCCTAGAGGTTTAGATGCTGTAAGAAATAGCGCACAACTAGCTCGAATGGAAATGCAGATAATGAATCGTGCATTGTCTGAAGGAGCAGGATCTTTAATTAACTGGGGTAAGAATACTCAGTGGGCAGGTAGACAGCTAACAGTTGGATTAACCGTTCCACTTACAATGTTTGGAGCGGCAGCTGGTAAAGCATTTAGAGAAGCAGATGCTGAATTAGTAAGATTAACAAAGGTTTACGGAGGACTAGCATCAACATCTGCACAAGATCTCAAAGCAATTAGAGAAGAGGTTGTGCAAACAGCAAAGTCTTTATCCCAAACAATGGGAGCCTCATTTAAAGATACAATTGCATTGGGTGCTGATATTGCAGCGACTGGAAAGATGGGCAACGATCTTTTAGAGTCAATTTCAGAAACCACTAGACTTTCTATTTTGGGTGAAGTTGATAGACAAGATGCTATGAAGGCAACTTTATCAATTCAAACAGCATTTAAACAGAATACAGAAGAGCTTACAGAATCAATTAACTTTTTAAACGCAGTTGAAAACCAGACATCAACTACACTTGCAGATTTAGTAGAAGCAATTCCAAAAGCAGGTCCAGTAATTCAGCAACTAGGCGGAGATGTCAAAGACCTAGCTCTTTATTTGACAGCAATGCGAGAAGGTGGAATTAATGCATCAGAAGGTGCTAACGCATTAAAGTCTGGACTTGCATCTCTTATAAACCCAACAAAACAAACTGTCGGGATGATGTCAGACTTTGGCATAGATGTTATGGGTATGGTTGCAAAAAATACTGGAGACACAACAGGCTTATTAACAGACTTACAAAAAGCTTTAGACAGCCTTGACCCGTTAAGCAAAGCAAGAGCAATGGAGCAAATGTTTGGAAAGTTTCAGTTTGCAAGAATGAGCGCCCTGCTTAATAACCTAGGCAAGGAAGGTAGCCAGACACTTCAGGTTATGGAATTGATGAAAGCAAGCACTTCAGATTTAGCAGGAATTGCTGAGCGAGAATTAGGAATGATAACGGAATCCGCTTCTGGAAAATATAGAAGAGCTATGG